GACCTAGCCCAAATGCGAATGAGTGCGGCTGGGTCCTCTGGCGTGGCCTCAATCTTAAAGTCGGAGTCAGGAACCCCAAGGGTTCCCTCGCGCATGACGTGCTCAATTCGACCACGCGCCGTTCCGCCGCTGGAGCCCCAAGACACAAAGTCTCCTTCAGAAAAATCTGTTGCGGCCTTCTCGTCAACCACAACTTCGCCAGCTTGCTCGGCAGCTTTTAGGCTCTTGAGGGCATTCTGAAGGTATGAGCGCTGATTTGCTGGGATGCCAACCACAGACGCTTCCATAAGCTTGACAGAATCAATAACGTATGTATCGTCGCCGGTATTGGCGTCCTTTTTCTTTGAAACACGGTCGACCCGGGCACCAATAGACAAGCCAAGCTTAACGCCGCGCTTAATAGCCTTAAAGGCGCGCATGGCCTCTGGGTTCTCGTCTTCTTTGCACACCAAGACGTCAATGTCAAGGTCATAAACTTCGGAGTTGGTCTCGGAGTCAAAGCGCTTTACGACGCGGGCGTCCTTTACGGAGCCAAAAAGGTCTTGCGGTACGTTGTAATTGTGGTTAAGGAAGATCGTCATGTTCTGCTTGGCCGTATCGGCCATAGTCTTAATAGCGTTGAGTGTCATCTCATCGCCATGCAGGTCACGGATTGTCGAAGATGTCGTCCCGGTAACATAAAGGTCGCCGTTTGACGCCTCGTATGCTTTCAGGGCATTCGTATAAACCTTAAAATCCACGTTTACCTCCCTAGGGTACCGAGCCATACTGATGGCGCGGAATCTTTGCGTCAATGAGATATTAATCTCTATGAACCGTAAATTGGGCCAAGACTACAACCCGAAGGCGATAGATTATTGTTACTTTTTACCAAAGTAAGCCTCATGCGGACAATACATGGATATTCTACAACAGTATTTCACACACCACCCATTATTCTGTTGATAGTATCTCCTTATGGAAATTGACCAACACATTGAACACCGGCCGCACGACGAGCAGCTTAACTGCGTGCTTTGCGGCGAAATACGAGAGCGCGGACGAGAGGTCCGCGAACTAGCCTCTGCCCTAATCCGACTTCACAAGACCATCACCCCGGTCCTGGAGACATACCAAAAGCTCAAGCGCTCCCATCCCCAATGTGCTTCTTGTGGCATTATGGCAGGGCCAGTTGGCCAGCATCACGAAAACGAACTGGTCCCAGAGCCAATGGTTCCACGGGCTAAGGGGCAAAAGCGATACAATGTTTGCCACTGGTGCTATGATGGGCTCGCAAAGTCGAGAAAGAGCGTTCCCCAGCAGCGAAAACACCAACTTGATATAGAGCAGTCCTTTAAAGAACAGGACAAACTTGACGGTATTGAAGAGGATGACATTTGACCCCACCAGAGGTTCACGATACTATCGACGTTGACTTCTCCGACGGCAGACAAGTTGCACCAGCCTGGTGGGGAAGGTATCTTGCCCCATATACGGTAGGATACCGAGGTGGTAGACGGGTCCTCTCTTGCACAAAAGCAGAGATGCAGGACATTATAAACCGGCGCATGACCGACGATATCTTTTGGTCAGCTGTCCGTCGTAGCAAAAATGGAAGGACATAATGGCAGAAAGACAGTCACTCTTTGGCCGCATCCTTGGCGGCGTTGGCATTAGCTTTGGTACATCCGACAAGGCTATGACCACAGTCCCGGAATACGATGATGCCCCCTATGCCCGTGGCGTTGCTGGCGTTACCCACCATGCAAAGCGCAGCACCCAGCAGCTCCGTCGCTGGTCCCGCACAAACCCTTGGATTCGAGCTGCCATCAACTTGCGCCGAACGCAGGTAAGCCGCGCCAAGTGGGACATTGTTGCTATCGACTCCGACAGTCCAGTAAATCCAAAAAAGGTTCAGGAGATTAAAAATCTCTTTCGCATGCCAAACTCAAAGATGGAATCGTTTCGCTCGCTTATGGAGCCAATCATTGAGGACATTCTTGTTCTTGACCAAGGCGCCATTGAGGTTGTCCCGACCAAGGGAGGGCGAATTGGTTCATTCAATCGTCCAATTGCCTCGCTTTACGGTAAGGACTCCTCAAAGATTGTCTTTGACTCTGCCTGGGATGGCTCAGACCCAGATCGACCGCGCTACTATGAGTTTGACCCTGAGGGACGCGAGGTTGCTCGCTACCTAAACCACGAGCTTATTGTTATTGTTGCAAACCCAGTGACCTACACCCCACTTGGCCTCTCGCCACTTGAGGTTTTGTCGGAAACCATTGAGTCAGACCTTGCTGCCGCCGCATATAACGCCAAGGCGGTTATGGCCGCTGCCCCTCCGGGCGTCCTTCACCTTGGGGAAGGCGTGCGCGCTGACCAGGTTGATGCGTTCCGAGCCTACTGGGATGCAGAGATCGCTGGCCGAAGCCAGATTGCCATTACCGGCGGCGGTAAGGGAATTCAGTGGATGCCACTTGCTTCTTCCAACCGCGACATGCAGTTCATGGAGTGGCAAGTCTATCTTGCCCGAAAGATCTGCGCCGTCTTTGGCGTTCAACCACAAGACATTGGCATTGGCTTTGACGTTAATCGCAGCAGCTCAGAGACGGGCGCAGCATTTACTCAGGACGTCGGCATTGCGCCGCTTCTTGACCTTATTGCCGAGTACCTGACCCGAGAAATTGTGTGGCGCTACGATCAGAACCTTCGCTTTGCCTACACCGACATGGGGCGACAGAGCCAGGGCGAAATGTCCGCATACTACAAGACAGCGCTTGCCGGACTTCCGTGGCTTCGCCTCAATGACGCACTTCGTGAGCGCGGCCAAGACGGCGTTGGCGAGCAGGGTGAACAAATCTGGATTCCAACCCCGCAGGGCTATATGCCAATGGATCTTTACATGAAGTACCTAAACAACCTTGTCTCCGGAGGACAGCCTGCTCCGGACGGAGGCACTCCTCCGAGCGCCAACCAGCCGCAAGGCGTGCCAACCCCGCCTCAGGGCTCGGACGTGACCCCAGACAACACGCCTCCAAATGCTCCGCAGTCGCAGACGGCAAAGGCAGATGGTGGCCCAATTATCGTGTGTGACATTGACGGAACCTTGACAACTAGCGACGGAAACGACGAGCCAAATGAGGCCGTTGTGGCGTATTTGCAGGAAAAGTCTGATACGCATCGCATCTTCATCCTTAGCGCCCGCTCAGTAAAGCGTCTTGACGAGACCCAGGAGTGGCTGGAAGAAAACGATGTGCCAAACGATGCGTTGTATCTCTCAGACTTCCCAGCTGGAGCTGGCCTTCAGTTTAAGAAGTACAAGATTTCTAAGATCCTTGAAGAGAGTGGCAACGTCACGGAGGCTATCGAAAACGATGCTGACGTTCGCAGCGCCTATAAGGCTGCTGGCGTTCAGAACGTACACGCCCCAGAAGAGGTCTCAAGCAAGTACGCAGCTGCCGACTATTCAGGAATCAGCCTCAACGTTCCTTCGGCAGTGCAGGCAGAGGCCAAGCGTGGCTTGAAGTGGCGAGAAGAGTTCGGTCGTGGCGGGATTGGCCCAGGCCAGACTACTGCTCGCATGCTTATTGGAAATAAGATGACGATTGCTCGCGTCCGGAAGATGCGTGCGTTCTTGGCCCGACACGAGGTAGATAAGCAGGGCGAAGGGTTCAACCCTGGTCAGACTGGCTATCCATCTGCCGGCAGGATTGCATGGGCCCTCTGGGGCGGAGACGCCGGCCAGTCATGGTCCAACAAGATCATGCGGCAGGTTGAATCCCGCGAAAAGCGATAATGGCTGAGAAGCTATACCATCAGCAGCCGTGCTTTTGCATCCCTTGTCGTGTAATTCGCAATCAGCCAAAGTCGAAGCAGCCTGTGTCTGATACTATTGCTGATGATGAGACCCCTAACAAAAAGCCAAAGGGAAAGCGCGGCAAGAAAGCTTAGCCACTTCTCCACGTTTAGTGGGGTTGGCGGCATTGACCTAGGGCTTGAGTCCGCCGGTTGGCACACTGTTGCCTTCTGTGAAAATGCACCGTACCAATCGGCTATTCTTGCGCGTCAATGGCCGAACATCCCAAATTTCGGAGATATCACAACTATTAGCACGGATAAAACCGGCGAGCCATGGCAATCTGCTACGCTTTGGTCGGCAGGGTTTCCTTGCCAAGATTTGAGTAGCGCAGGAAAGCGAAAGGGGTTTAGCGGTGAGCGATCAGTCCTTGCCTTCAGCTTCCTCAACCTTGTCGAAGCGTTCTCGCCAGAATGGGTCCTCCTTGAAAACGTCCCCGGACTCCTCACCTCAAACGGCGGAAGAGACATGGGCCGGCTCGTCCAGGAAATGGATGAGCTCGGGTATGGCGTGGCGTGGCGAACTGTGGATGCATCGAGCTTCGGAAGCTGTCAACTGCATGGGGGAAGGCGCCCAGTGCCCCAGCCGCGCCGTCGAGTTTTCCTTCTTGGACATCGTGGAACCAGTCGTGCCGGCGAGGTTCTTCTTGACACGCGAGGAAGCAACGAATTACCTTGGGCGTTCGGTCACAACGTCAGCCAGTGGCACGAAAATAGGTTTTACGCCGGACCTCCACCAGATGATTCTGGACACTATCGACCAGCAGCGCTTGACTTTGCGAAGATTGACTACAGTAGAGATGGAGCGCCTGATGGGGTGGCCGGACGGGCACACGCTAGTCCCAGGGTTCCGACGTCTGCACGCCAAGACCACCAGCTCGTAACAACACCCAACTCAGAGGACGGGCCTATCCGGATGTTCCGCAAGAACGAGCGAAACCAGAAGTCCGGATTCTTTGAGGCATGGACAGAGGATGGCCGGTTCAGCACCCTGACAGCATTTGCCTCATCGGGCGTCTTCGGGCAGCACCTTCTCACTGGCGGCGCCTCTATTGAGCACCCCCTGCTGGACCGGGCCAACGAGTCAACAAGAGCCGACGCCTGCGGCAACGGCGTCGTCAGCCAGGTCGCCGAATGGATTGGACTACGGATCGCAGAAAACATGCGCTTGCACGGAGAACTCTGATATGATACGCTTCTGGTATGCCTCATAAAGACCCGGTAACCCCGGAACTCCGTTACGCAGTCATGAAGCGCGACCACACTTGTGTGGGGGCGAAAATTGGCATGGGCGGAGCTTGTGGCAGCCAGTTTGGTCCCGGCGAAGGAATCATCTGGGAGCTGGATCACGTTGACAATGCCGGACTTGGGAAGCGAGGCCCAAGCACCATGGAGAACCTTGTCTTGCTTTGTGGGTATCACCACAGGGTAAAGACCGAGTCGACCAAGAAGTGGCGACCAGCACTAAGGGAGTACCTTGATGAGAAATCCAAACATGCAGTACCCAGATGACCTTGGGTGCTCGTACGAGAATTGCCCGAATAAGCACGACATTCGCGTCAAGCGCGGCAACCTGATGCCCCTGGGGGAGATGCAATCGTTTGCCGCCGGAACGGTGGTACACAGGGCCTGCATGGAGCGAATCCTCCGCAGCGGTGGCGGGCCACTTGACAGTGCGGCAGAAATTTCAGATAATACGGAAGTAGCAGAGCAGGAGGGACTATGACAGAGCAGGTTAATTGGAATATTGGCGATATGCGCATTGGCGTAGAAGCCGTTGCTGCTGCTATCCCGGTGCTGGCCCCATCGCTTACCGGTCTTCAGGACCGCAATGCTATGGGACCATGGGTGTTCCAGTCGGTGTCGGCTGACCTGCGTAATGGCAGCTGTTCGGCAATGGAGCCAGAGCGCTGGTGGCAAGTTGCTGACGGAATCCAGATGGCAGTCGATTACTGGATTAATAACGGAACAGCCTATTCATTCAACGAAGAATTGGAGACCAATGAGTAAGCAGAGCGGGTCAGAGCACAAGGAGCTGCGAGTAGAGCAGCGCCAGAAGAATGCCAAGGTGTGGCAGTTGATTAAGGAGTCCGGGGTGAAGCGACGATGGGTCGCCATGCATCTTGGTGTATCCTATGGTTATCTGAACCAGGTCCAGTATGGACACGCGCCGATGACGGCGGAGATGCGACGACGACTGTCGGAGTATCTTGGTCTTAGTGAAGCCGAGCTGTTTAGCTCGGAGAAGTGAGGTTAGGAATGGTATACGACAATGCACCGAAGAAGAAGTTTGCAGAGGATTACATTGATGTAGCGGAGCGTCTCCGCGCCTGGTACGAAGCGTACCCAAATGCCCGGATCGAAACGGAGATTGTTTCCCTGAGCGACAAGAATGTTGTCGTCAAGGCATGGGCGTATCGCGGCGAAGTTGCCGATGAGAAGCCAGCCGGAACGGGCCACGCATCTATGGCAATCCCGGGCAGCACGCCCTACACCCGTGGCTCAGAGCTTGAGAATACTGAGACGTCGGCAGTTGGCCGCGCCCTTGTTATGGCCGGTCTTCCGTCCAAGAAGGTAGCGTCGGGCGATGAGATCCGCTCCAAGGCTGGCGCTGTTAAGCCTTCACCGGTGGTGCAGGACAAGCAGAAGTCAGACGATGCAAAGATCCTTCTTGCAGCGCAAGATGCGTTTGGCGATGATCCCGCGCTGATTGATTGGCGCGATTCCATCAACGGCTCCGTAACCGGTGCCGACCTTACCGCTGTCGCCCAGCAGATCGCCGCATCAAACCTTGACGCCGACAAGAAGCGCTGGCTTGGCCAGTACTACACTGCGCGCAAGGCCGAGCTCGGCGCCTAATGCGCGAACACGTCAGCATCAGCGAGATCCGCGAATTCCAGGCCTGCCCTCTTAGGTGGTGGTACCGCTACGAGAATGGCCTCTGGACCGAAAAGACGAGCTCGTTCTTCGCGCTCGGAACTGCGGTGCACGCAGGTCTCGCTAACTGGTATGAGCCGCTCAACGGCGGCAAGAAGACCGGCGACCTTACCATGCCAATCAAGCTCTACCGTGCTGCGTTTGCAGACGAGTCAGAAAAGGTTAACTGGACTAACGAGTCCGACAAGGACCCAATTAGCCAGAGCGCCCTGGGCGAAGAGATGCTGAAGGCAGCAATCTTTGAAGGCGACGATTGGACTGCTAAGGCAGTAGAGCGCACCTTTATGGCCGACATTGCACACAGCCGGTTGGGAAAGCTTCCAATCAAGCTGAAGTCCGTGTTGGACATGGTGACCAATACCAACGACGTTGTCGAACACAAGACCGCTACACGGAAGTGGGAAGAGGGGCGAGAGCATGGCGACATCCAGGCGACTGCCTATGTGTCTGTCGTGCGCCAGAACTACGATCACAACCCAAGCGTGACGTTTAACATCGTCAGCAAGCACTCAAAGGGCCCAAACGTGGAGCGTCGCACTACTACCCGAACGCAAGACGATATCGACCGCCTGTACATCACGGTCCGGGCGATGTTGGATGCGAAGGAGAAGGGTGCAATCTATCCAAACCCAACCGCGTTCGTGCATGCGACGTGTGAGTTCAGGAAGTTGTGTGACAAGTGGGAAGCTCATCCTCAACCGCTACCAGCAACAGCATCTGGGATGCTTACGGTGCTGCCATCCATCCGCCAGTCGTCGCTGACGAAGATTTACGGCGAGTGAACGATCTCGTTTGGTGGCGCAAGGAGATTGAGTCGGCGCCAAACAAGCAGGGTCGCATGGGCGACTTCTACCAAGCAATGACCAGCAAGAAGCTTAAGCGCTCCGAGTACGGTCGAATCTTTAAGTTGATGCAATCGTTCCCGGGCGGCATCCCGGGGCTCATGTCGGCGATTTGTGAGGCGGCAATCCGCGATTTGGACGGTGACCCGCTCGCCTACGTGCAAAAGCTCGCAGATAGTCCGCGCTGGAAGGCTCCGGTCGCGGGAAGGAAGAAGGAGAACTACGATGGGATTATCCAAGATTGACCCAAACGTTGATTTTGCCTACATCATGACCCCAGAAGGGGCAGTGATGCGCCGCCAGGACGAGCCACCGACGTCAGATGTTGCCAATGCGCGCATCGAGAAGGCTGGCGTGTCGAAGCGGTACACAAATGCGTCGTTTAGTGGCCTCAAGGAGCTCCCAGAGGCTAAGACGGCCGTGAAAGTCGCTAAGGAGTGGGCAGAAGCACCACTTACCGACCGTGGATTCTTTTTTGTCGGCACTCCAGGGGTCGGAAAGACCCATTTGGCGGTTGCTGCCCTTCGGCACAAGATTGAAAACGGGTTATTGAACGCTCGGTTTATCAATGTGCCGCTGTTTTTGGATGCAGTACGGTCAAGCTTCAAGTTTTCGGACGATTCGGTGCAGGCAGACTTCCAATTTATCTGCAACCGGGCCTCTGTTGTCGTTTTGGACGACTTCGGCAAGGAGCGCGCGACCGATTGGGCGACTGAACGGCTCTATGTGATCGTCGAGAGCCGGTATTCGTCGATGCTCCCAACGATTGTGACGTCAAATCGCACGTTGGATGAGCTGAATGACCTTGGATACGGCGCAACTGTGTCACGATTGACCGAAATGTGCACTGTTGTCAAGGTTGGCGGGTCCGATTTGCGACCAAAGCTGCGTTCGTAATGTCCGACGCGCTTGAAATTACGCTGTACGGCCGGCCACCAAGCTGGAATTCAGCGTATCGGGCGCGAAAATCGTACATCTACATGACCAGGGAAGCAAAAGACTGGAAAAGGTCAACAACGACACTGACAAAAGTCGCGGTGCACGACCAGCAGTGGTCCTGCAAACCTGATACAATGCTCGTGGTTGACGTGTGGATCTACGTGAAGCGGACAATTGACGCGGACAACATCCTAAAACTGACGCTCGACGCGGTTGCCGGAGGTTTAGGAGTTAATGATGCAAGGTTCCTGCCAAGAGTGTGGGAGCTTAAGAAGAAGTGCGACGAAGAAAAAGTCGTATTGAAGATTAGTGAGGTAGAAAGCAATGATTAAGGTACAGCTGATTGGTTATGTTGGCGCGAAGCCAACGGTACGAGCAACACAGAAGGGTCGCCAGGTAGCGAATTTCAATGTCGCTGTTCACGGCGCAAAGGATGCAAACGGCGAAGAGAAGTCGACGTGGTATCCAATTGCGTGCTGGGATGGCCGGGCAGAACTCGCCGACAAGGTTGTCCAGAAGGGCGATCTTATCTGGATCGAGGGAACACCGGAGATTTCGTCGTGGACCGACAAGAATGATGTCGAGCACACCGAGATTGCCATCACTGCAAAGTTCATTCAGGTGCTGAAGCGCTCCGGCAAGGGCAAGGAAGAGGGCGAGGCCCCACGTGCAGCAATGCAGGAGTCACTTGAAGAGCTTCCGTTCTAATGGCACACACGTATGATCTTGTTCAGATCACCGAAGATCTCGAACGACTGAAGACGATGGACCATGGCAAGGAGCGCGAGGCGCTACTTTATACACTTGTGCCAGTTCTTTGTGAACTGATCGGTGCTATGGCCAAGATTGCGGATAAGATCTCCGAGCCCGTGGAAAGCAGCAGTGAACGCAGGGTTGCGCGCAAGCCAATGAACTGATACGCTGGCCCACCGCAGACGCGGAGTCACCTGATTGAGGGGGTTGGGAAACCAGCCCCCTCTCTTTATCCCTATTGGAGGCACCATGGTTAAGCATACGTTCGCCCAAGTCGTTCTCGACGAGACTAAGAAAGGCCCCACCATCGTGGATTTCTGGGCCGAGTGGTGCCAGCCGTGCAAGCAGATCAGCAAAGAGCTTGATCGCCTCGCCAAAATGAAGCCGGTCAATAT